ATTACATATCACTCCTTTTCATAGTTAAAGACTTTGTAAGTCTTGGGTTAAAATCATATTTAAAAAACTGTCTTGTGTTAAAAGTCTGTGCATAATCTTCTACGAAACTTGCACCATCACCTGTGATATCTGTAGTATCTGTACCAAACTCTTCGTCATAAGTCTTATAGTAATCATCACCTGTAATCATGTTTACTTCGCTATGACCAGTAAAGTTACTAGCACTCTCTTTAAAGTTGTTATCACAAAACCATTTAACTCTTGCTTTAAAACTTTTATCGTTAATTCTGTTCAACTGAGATAACGGTACATTTCTAAAAATAGTATAATGAATATCAAACCAATCTGTATCTTCATCATCAAAGTATTCTCTAGAATAGACTAGATGTATCGTACCGTGTTTCATATTATAGTTCATTAGTGTATTGTCTCTTTTGCTACTTCAAAGTATTCTTCTAACTGACCTTCTAAATCATAATCAGTATCGAATCCTATCAGACCCCACGCAATGTTGGCATCTAAACATTTCTTAACTGCATCTTTCACATTCAACTTACAAGTGTTTACTTCTTTTGTAACAGATGTCAGATAGTCTTCTGCCTCGTCCCAATAGAAGTTTTTAGTCTTACTCATATTATCTCCTTTGTTAATTTAATCATCATATACTACTGTTATAACATGAAATAGTGGCATATGTCAAGGGTTATTTTCAATTTTTTTTGCCTCAAAAACCTAGTAAAATCAACACTTTCTGAATATGCATAATTGTTGTGTCAAAATAGCAAGGGATATGTTCATATTGCATAACTAAATATTCGTATCAAAGTAATAATCTAACATAACAGGGAGTACAATGTCAAGACTTTTGAACAATTTTTTTGGGTGGTTTTTCAAAGTAGAGAATCCGCCGATGGTAAATTATATTAAAACAGAGTACCCAGAGCAAGACTGGGAATATCAAGCGAATAAAAATGGTGTAGATCCTAAATCTATATCTAAAAAGTTTCCATATTGGATATAATGTCGTTTGTGAGAGGACTTGTTCTAGTTCTTTCTCTTACCATATTCGCATACTCTTCACTTATCTCAGATCCTATCCAGCATCGGTTAAGATTTCGACTTGCAACTGCAGTTGTTCCTGAACCCATGAATGGATCATATACGGTTGCACCTTTATCGGTGTAACTGTCGATAAGTAATTCAACAATAGGTATCGGCATACCAAAACTAAAGTTTGCATACTTTTGATTTTCAACTACATGACAATCAGGCAGTAGTTCTTTTTTAAGTTTTCGTGTTTGTCCTTTTCTGCTAAAGGTTAAAAGGTGCTGATAGTTCATACGAAACATATTTGTTCCTAGACCTTTGATCCATAGTTTATGAGTATGAAGTTTATAACCTATCTTTTTAAAACTATCAATTACTTGACTATGTTTAGATAATACTTGACCTTTGTATTTTCTATCAGAGATACAGATTGATACAAAGTTACCTTTGGGATTGAGTAGATGTGCCCATGTATCAACAAAGTTAGAATAATTTAAATCTTTGTCTTCGTTTATTTCAAAAAAATCTGGTGGGGAAGTTAGCACATAATCATATTCTAAATTACGATTGAGTGTCTCCCGACAATCTTCAACATATATCATTATCTTCTTTTCTTTTTTCTAATCTCGTTTTCTATCCATTGTTTTGCAGTTCTATTCTTAACTGGTTTTCTTACTAGTTTTGCAACTTGTTTATATGCCATATTTAATTCATCGTCTGTTGCATTGTCGTTATTAATACTTATATAGTTTTGTTTGAATAATTGTTTTAGTTTAGGTTTATTGCCCTGAATGGTCGCATGTGATTTTCTGACTATATCTTCTGGTACAGTTCTAGACCTTTCTTGATTTCTTTGTAGTGCAACTTCTAAAGTAGTATCTACAAATATTAGATAACAATCATAACCTAATTCTATAAGGTTAGCAGTTTGCCGTCTGATAACATCTAAATCTCTAGCAGTAGCATCTATGACTAATCCTAATCTACCTTTCATATAAAGGTCCATAGCATTGCCTGTAACTCTCTTCGCAGTTGCTCTTATAGGATCTCTTCTTTCTGCCTCACTATCAGGCATCTTTGCAGATAGACCTGCTTTCTTTAAACCTATTTCAAAAGCATTGTCTGAATTAACATTCTTTAATCCTAGACCTGGTGTAACTTTCTTAGCAACATATGACTTACCTGACCCTGGTCCTCCTGCCATGAAGAATGCTTTAAATATACCTGGGTCGTAAACACCTTCGCTAAGAGTTACTTCGTGTTTAAATTGTCTGAAATCTTTATACATCAATTAACCTACTATTATAAATATTATGAGAATATTTATATTACTAAATATCAGTACAAGTAATTTAGGAGCAAAGCATGGCAAGAAAAACAGATGTAGATATCAAAGCAACGGAATCTGATTATTCAGCAACTAGTAGAAAAATTGTAGATGGTAAGACAATACAATATTCAGCAGGCGGTAGTAGAGTGGATTCAGGTGAAGTTTCAGCATTCGGATCTAAAGTCGGATCAATCAAATCTGTAGAGGTATATGGTAAGACACCACCTAGCATCTCACAAAGACAAATGAGAGACCCTAAATTAAATCCTTACAATAACGGAACAGTAAGTTGGGATAAAGAAAAACATATTCTTACAGACCTAAGTGAAAAAACTATTCAAGCAGAGAGAGTATTTAAGAATGGTAAATGGAGACCTAGAAACTCTAAGTTTTCAATCGGTGATATGGTACTCATAACTGATAAAGAACATCCTAGATATAATATGAAAGGTGTCATTAGAAACATCAGAGAATATGTAAACTACACTATGGCAGTAAACATATCTGCCGAAGATGCAAGTAAAGTAAGAAATGGTATACCTAACGAAAAAGTTGTTGTTAAAGGTGACCAAGTAGAATTATATTCTGCATCTGATAACTGGGCAGGAGATTATTTAACTACTGACCTTGGTAGAAAAGACATTGTAGCACAAGATACTGAATAATTTTCTTGACAAATAAACTTTGTCATATTATAGTGAGTAGATTATGAAGAAACAAATAGACTATATTTTTCCTCACCCTATAGCACAATTTCAATTAGACATTGATAACGATGCTCTTGTAAATGTTATCACTCATATTCTTGGTGATAATTCAGAAACTAAACAACATGGTTGGAACTGTGAAGTTATCTCTTCTTACAATCATCAACAATATACAAGAGAATTTTACGAACATGATTGTGTAAGAGATTTAATAAAACAAACTGAACAAGCAGGTGCAGAGTTTGTAAAAGAAGTTGGGTGGCAACCTTACGATAATCATTTTCCTTATTCAGTAGACCATGCATGGTTTAATCTCTATACTAATCACGATGGTGTAAGACATTGGCAAGAAGCACATCATCATGGGGTTCATGATATTTGTGGTATCTATTATGCCACAGTAGATGATAGTTTTACAGAGTTCGATAATCCTAATGGTTATACTTTTCATATGAGGCATAGTAATAAGTTAGGTTCTAGTCCCACAACAAAAAAATTATATAGAGTTGTACCTCAACCTGGTAAACTTATAATCTTTCCTGGGTATATGTTTCATCGTGTTAATCCATCTAAGTCTCAATTCATACAAAACAGGGTTACTGTTGCCATGAATTTCGTACAACTTCCAGAAGAAGAGAGATTACTCAATAAATTCAACGATTCCAAGCAACTTGATTTGCCGATTTAACCCTTGACAAATACTACCACATTTGTTATTATGACTTATGAAAGGTAAAAATACATATGCGATTTAATAGTAAATTTAAGAAACAGTATGATAGACCTCGTAAAGAGTTTTATCCTAAAGCGACAGGTCTAGAAGTTATCGTTAGAAATAACGATGTAGAGAAAGCAATTAGAATATTAAAAAAGAAAGTTGCTAAATCTGGTCTTATGCGAGAGTTAAAGCAAAGACAATACTACGAGAAACCATCTGATAAGAGAATTAGAAAAAATAAAGAAGCAGTTAAAAGATGGAGAAAAGTACAAAAGAAACTTCAGGAAAGGTGGTAATATTATGATACCTAAAGTGAATACATTTCTATTAAGTATATTGATTTTATTTGTTGCATACTTTTTTCATAGTGTCAACAAAAAATTCGATGCAATGCAAGACTATCTAGATGCAACTTATCACGAACTAAGTTTAATTAACTATGATACTGAAACGGCACTAGAAGACCACAAAGAACTAGATAATCATAGTGGTGATACTCTTGAAGAAAGCATGACCCAGTTTCTAAATCTAATTAAAGAGTTAAAGAAACTAGACAACGAAGGAAGTCAGTAGATGAATATTTTTTATCTAAACAAAGATCCTAAAATATGTGCCGAACAACATTGTGATAAACATGTTGTGAAAATGATTGTAGAATATGCTCAATTACTTTCTACGGCACATAGAGTTATAGACGGTGAGGAGTATGAAGACCGAAGTAAGAACAATAGAAAAATCAAAAGATGGAAACTATCTAACCCAAATAAAGATGAGATTATCTATAAAGCATGTCATGTATCACACCCTAGTGCTATTTGGGTTCGTAAGTCTTCTCAGCATTACTTATGGTTGTTCAGTTTGTTCACCGAACTTAGCAAAGAGTATACCCAAAGATATGGAAAGACCCATAGCACACATAGATTGCTCGGTGAACTTTTAAGTGAAGTTCCTACTAACTTAGCAGACAATGGTTTTGCAGAACCACCACCTGCTATGAAACACTTTCCTGATTGCATAGTGCAAGGTGATAGTATTCAATCTTATCAAAATTATTATGTAGTGGCAAAACAATACTTTGCAAAGTGGACTAATAGAAATATACCGACATGGTATAGCGACCGTGTAAGTCAAACGGTCTAAATAGTTTCATGCCAACATATACATTTATTAATCAAGCGACAGGTAAAACGGAAGACAAGTTCATGTCTATGAGTGAACTTGATGATTTTACTAAATCTAATCCTCACATGGAAAGAGTATTAACTGCACCTGCTATTGTAGGGGGTGTGGGTATGAGAGTAAAAGAAGACGGTGGGTTTAGAGAAACAATGTCTAAGATAGCAGAGAAACACCCAGGGTCACCTCTTGCTGATAAGTATGGTTCTAAAACAAATAAAGCAATCAAGACTAAAGAGATTTTAAACAAACATAGACGAAGACAAAAAAATAAATAGGAGAGTGCTACTGAGAAACGAAGATGTCCTATTAGGTCAATGTAATAATAGACCGAATGCAACTTTGTCAATCCAGTATTGCATCGGTGGTCAGTTGACATATCTTCCTGACCACCACCCCTTACTAGAGAGATTAAATGATTAGAGAAGTTATTCAAGACTTTGCGAAATGGTTACAAAAAAAATCTTATGTAGCACCTAAACCTAAAGTAGAGTTTTATTCTATAGTTGAAGGTTTAGAAAAGTGGCAACCTATCATACCTGCATCTAAGTTTGTACCTCAATGGTATAAAGACCTACCTAAATTTTTTTCAGATGATAAAATACATCCTGAAGATTTAAGAGATGAATATGCCAAAAGACAACTTCCTTCAGGCACTCCTCACGAATGGGGAACTAGAAATCACACAATTAAAACTTGCCCAGGTATGCAAGATATAATGACACAAGGTTATTACAATTTGTTTTGGTCACAAGCAGTTATAGAAGTATCACAAACAGGAGATGAGGCAATATGTTTTACACCTACAAATGAAACTGGTGGTTATATGCCTCAAGGTGATGATGATAGACATGCAAATTATACTTTACTTAAAAGAGCAAAGTTAGAAGAGGTTGAAAGACATCTTAGAAATAAAGGTCTATCAGATAGAGATGTTAATTATTATAAGAAAGAATATTTTAACAGAGACTTTGTTCCTTTCAGCAAACATCCTGAAGGACAATACGATACAATGATACCTCATATGCCTAGAACTTATGCAAAGACACTTTTAAAATTACATAGTCCTTGGCGTATCATAACACCTAAAGGTTATTCTACAATCATTACTAATCCAGTTTATCACTTTCATCCTGTCTTAGAAACAATGACAGGTATTATTGATACAGATTTTTATCATATGTTTAATACTTTTTTTATGCTACGAGATAAAGGTGTTAAATTTGAACTAAGTTTCGGTACACCTATTGCTTGGTACTTAATTGTTAAGCGAACAGATTTTCCATATGAGATTAGACAAGCAAGTGAAAATGATTATGCACATGAAAGAGTATTACAAAATCACATGAATAGTAGGTGGGGAAGTGCCGCACCATATAGAGAAATGAAAAAGATATACAAAGGAGGTAAATGTCCATACGGTCATGATGAGAAATAATTGATGACCTAATATTATGTTTAGATATTCTAAAGGGAGAACTAAATGTCTAGACGAGAAAAAATTATCACATGTAAAAACCTAAGACCAGGTTTACTTCAAGAAATAAATCCTAAAACACCAGCACAAAAAGAAACCTTTCAAGCATTCGATGATGAAAAAAATCTTATGCTACATGGATATGCAGGTACAGGCAAAACTTTTATCATGTTGTATCTTGCCTTGAACGCAATATTAAATCGAACTGTACCTCAAGAAAAAATATTAATTGTAAGGTCAATGTTACCTATTAGAGATATAGGTTTTCTACCAGGCAATACTGAAGAAAAAACATCTGTATATACAGAACCATATAACGCATTGTTCGAAGAACTATTTCCTGGAATACCTAACCCATATGACCTTGCTAAATATAGTGATATACTAGACTTCATGCCTACTTCTTACATGAGAGGTATTACTGTAAGAGATAGTTTAGTAATTGTTGATGAATGTCAAAACTTAAACTTTCATGAACTAGATACTATCATGACAAGAGTAGGACAAAATAGTAAGATTTATTTCTGTGGTGATTTTCTACAAACAGATTTGAGAAACCCACAAGAACAAAACGGCATAATTAAATTTATGGAAATACTACACGATATGAAATCTTTTAGAACTATAGCATTTAAAGAGCATGATATTGTGAGAAGTGGTTTAGTAAAGGAATATATAATAAGTAAAAACAAAAAAGAATATGCTATGAATTTTGATAGCATAGATAAGAAATTAAGGAGTAAGATAGCATGAAGATAAGCGATAAAGGAATAGAACTCATCAAACACTTTGAGGGTTGTGAATTACATGCCTATAAAGATATTGTTGGAGTTGTAACTATTGGTTATGGTCATACAGGTAGCGATGTTGCCGAAGGACAAACAGTTACCGAAGAAGAAGCGGAAGAAATCCTAAGAAAAGACTTGACTAAGTTCGAGGATTATGTTAAAAATTATGTAGAATGCGAATTAAATCAAGAACAGTTTGATGCCTTGGTGGCATGGACATTTAACTTAGGACCAGGTAACTTGAAATCTAGTACATTACTTAAACGATTAAATGAGAATGATTACGATGATGTTCCTAATCAGATACGAAGATGGAACAGAGCAGGCGGCGAAGTTGTCTCAGGTCTTGTAAGAAGAAGGAACTCAGAGGCACACCTGTTTGAACATGGTGAGTTGAAGTACGAATTTGATGATTGATATTAATAAAGAAAGACCTCCAGTTGAGGTAGAAAAACTAAACCACGATGAAGACACACTAGACTTCTTTGATACATATTTTCAACATAACTTTAGGTGGACTTATAATATGGGTCACCCTAATGACAATAAGTATTTTTGTTCAGATTATACTGTTGATGGATTATATGTTCAACAAGATCCTTTTGTAAAAAGAATATGGCAAAAAGCATGTGCTAAGTTTAACATACACCCATTATCAAAAGTAGGTAGATGTTATCTATTAGGACAAACACAAGGTTTAGATGGACCTTGGCATGATGATTATGATGTCAGCAAAAATCCTAATATAAGAACTTTGTTATATTATCCTATTTTTAATCCACATCGTAAACATAAAGGAACACAATTTAAATTTGAAAATGAAGATGAAGTTGAAATTCAAGAAGTTCCTTATGAACAAGATAGTGCAGTTTGGTTTGATGCAGGAGTAACTCACAGAGGTCTTTCTACTACAGACACTAAATCGTTAAGAGTATCTTTAGTATGGCAATGTGTAGATGTCAATATACAAATGAAACATTGCTTTGAGGATACTTGTGGTAATGATGAAAGACTAGATAATATTATAGGACCTATTATACCAGGATAAAGATAAATGTTTAATCATGTAAATACGATTGATATACCAGAACTACAAACACTAAACGAAAACAATTCTAGATTTTATATTACACCTACAGGAGAGAAGTACCCATCGGTTACTACTCTTCTAGGTTGGTCTACAAGAAAATCAATTTATCAATGGCGGCAAAGAGTAGGTGAACAAAAAGCAAATAGAATATCAGGTCAATCATCTGCTAGAGGTACAAGATATCATAATCTAGTAGAGAAGTATTTGCGTAATGAAGATGTGTCATTTAGTTCACCACTAGATAAAGACCTGTTTAACTCTACAAAAAATCTGTTAAGTCGCATAAATAATATTAGTCTACTAGAAAAGACTTTGTATTCTGACCACTTAAAGTCTGCTGGTAGAGTAGATTGCATAGGTGAATTTGATAATAAACTTTCAGTAATAGATTTTAAAACATCATCAAAACCTAAAACTGAAAACTACATCACTAACTACTTTATGCAAGGTAGTGCCTATGCGGTGATGTTTGAAGAGAGAACTGGCATACCGATATCTAACATAGTTATCATCATGGCAGTTGAAGGCAATGAAGCACAATTATTTCAAACAAAACGAGATAATTATATAGAACAGTTTAAAGAACTGAGGAAGAGATACGAAAATGAAAACACTAAGTAAAATTATTATTTTCTTCTTTTTGTTCTTAGGGGTATTAGGAGTATCAACTGCGTATGGTAATCAACCTAGTTATAATCCTAGTCCTACTGCACCATTAGAAAACGATAAGTCTGAAGATGCTCAACCTGAGAACGATGAAGAAGATTTTCAAGGACACTATCGACAGAAACCTGTAATCTGTAGTTATGAAATAGAAAAAGTATTTAAATTTTTAGATACAGAAGGTGCAGTTATATTTGGTAAATGGTATAGACCTGCCGACAATGCATACATCACAATGTGGATTGATAAGACTGGTGATGATAGAGGTCAAGTTACTATTCTAGAAACATACCCACAAGTTAATCTAGTGTGTACTGTTAGCGGTGGTCTAGATTTTCAAGTGAATGAAAACTTTGCAACTGACGAAGAAAAAGAAAGTTACAAAAAAGAGCAAGAACTTGAAAATCAAACAGATGAACCGATACAACAAAATTACTCTACAGAGGGTGGTACATCAATCTAATTTTTCCCTTGACATCTAAGTTGTCTTGTGCTATAAATATAGTCGCAATGATGAAAGCGATTGAAAGGTTTGCAGGACCAGGGGGCAGTACCCTGCACCTCCACCAAAACATTTTTAAATTCAGAGAATTTTTTTATGGGGGTGAACTAGGATCGACTGAAATTTATTAGATTGTCTGGAGTTGCCGGTAAGACACGACCGATAATCAGTTCAATTTTACAAACGCAAACGATAACTTTGCACATTCAGAGTACGCCCTAGCGGCATAATCTGAGGGGTTGGCGACTTACCTTGCAACAGAAAAGTCGCATTTTTCTTATGGTTTTTTTACTTGACAAATAACAAATTATAGTCTATTATGAACTTATGAAAAAACTTATAATATTATTATTTGCCACTATCTGGGTTATATTTTTTAATCATAGTGCAAAAGCGATGGGAGACGATATCGAAGAACTAGGTTGTCTCGCAAAAAATATCTACTTTGAGGCAAAGTCTCAATCTAATGCAGGACAAATATCAGTTGCTTTAGTTGTAATGAATAGAGTAAAAGATAGTAGATTTCCTAATACAATATGCGAAGTCGTTTATCAAGGACCTGTAAAAGAAAGTTGGAAGACAAGACAATATCCTGACTTAGAAGACCACAAAAGAATATACTATCCTAAAAAACATCAATGTCAATTCAGTTGGTATTGTGATGGTAAGTCTGATAGAATATGGAATGAAGATGCATTTGCAAGAGCATTCATAATTGCTAAAAGAGTTATCGCAGGTCAATATGATGGATACCTAGAAGGTGCTACACACTATCATGCAACTTATGTTAATCCTGATTGGGCAAAAACAAAAACTCTCATAACACAAGTAGGCGACCACATCTTTTATAGATGGGACTAAAATGAAATTAGACTTTGGTGCAAGAATGAACATACCCATTACAAAACACGAATTATTTTCAACACCTGTTTACGAAGACGAAGTTTTTATATCTCCTAGTAGTGCAGAGATTATGAAAGACGAAGTGTTAGATTATGCATACAAAGAAACAGGTATATCTGATTTGTCTATAAACTATTATACTTCTAGCAATACTTTAAGTCGTTTTAAGATTAGTGAGAACTTTGAAAGACTTCATGATGAAATAGAAAAAACTGTATCGAATACATTTGAGGTAGATAATTATATTATAAAACATTCTTGGGTAAATGTTGTAGCAAAAGAAATACCACAATCACTACACCGACATGGTCCTCAAGATAAAATTAGTGCTATATTATATTTTGATAATATAGGAGAAACTCTTTTTGCTGATCCTAGAGTTCAAGTATATGGATCACCAAGATGGAAATCAAAAGCAATGCCAGGTAAGTTATTATTCTTTCCTAGTTATCTTTATCATGAAGTACATAAACATGATGATGAAAGACGAAGAGTAGTATTTGCCTGTGATTTAATTAAGGATGAAAGATGACCCCGATGACACCTAAACTCTTTAGCAAAACAATCGAAGATATAGTCAAAGATAAAAAAGTTAATCACATGGATGCTATAGTAATCTTTTGTGAAAAGAATGATGTAGAACCACAAGATGTTAAAAAGTTTATAACTAAAACACTTAAAGATAAAGTTGCCTTAAATGCACAAGAACTACATCTAATACCGAAGACTAATACTCTGCCGATATAAAGGAGTAAGAAATGATTTATCAGCAAGAATATTTTGAGGCGAATAATATTCTCACCGAAGAAGAAATACAAAAGATTATAGATTTAGGTGAAAGTTTAAATCCTAAAGAAGGAGAGATTTATAAACAAGGTAAAACTAAAGCAAGAAATAGTCATATTTCTTTTATCTCTAATAATCTAGAGAATAGATGGATATATGATAAGTTTATCGCCGCAGTAAGATTAACAAACAAAGCGGCAAACTGGAATATGCATCATTCTGAAATAGAAAAATTACAATTTACAAAATATGGACCTGGTCAACATTATGACTGGCATACAGACCAACATGTTGAACCTTATCCTAATGGGTTAACTAGAAAGATGTCATTTAGTTGTTTGTTGAATGATGATTATGAAGGTGGTAATTTTTTAATTGAGACTAGAGTTAAACCTGTAGTACCTTATGAAAAAAGAATACACACAATTTTACCGAAAAAGAACTTGACAATCTTCTTTCCATCGTTTATGTTTCACAAAGTAGAACCAGTAACAAAAGGTATGAGATATAGTTTAGTAGGATGGATATGCGGCACACCTTTCAAATGAACGAATTTGATGCTTATAAAATTTACCTTGCTTTTAAATTACACTTCACTAGTGAGAAGTATGACATTACAAAAACTAAAGGTGCAGTAAAATTTAAAAAAGAAAGTTTTTATAAGCGACAAGACCAACTCTCTTTTCAAAGACTTGCTGAAGAGTTTACCGATGATACACTTCCTAAGTTTTTAATCGCTAATCATATTGATGGTAATATATGGGGCGGTGTATTTCGATATGAAGAAGCAGTAAGAGTTTATCACAAGTGGGAAGGTCGAATACAAAGTTTAACAGAAAACTTTAAAACAGATTTAGAAAAGATTGTTCTAGAACTTGCCGAAGAAGATATGAATAAATTTGATAAATGTTTTGTAATCAAAGATGGTCAACACCCATTACTATTAAAGATGTATAGTAGAAAAGAAGTAAACATCGAAACGATTATCATGCTAGACGGCATTAATAAATTTTTATCATATTGGAACAAAGAACTTGCCGATGACTTCTTCTGGATAAAAGAACGGCAAAAGATACTAAAATATAAACCTTTTTTACATTTTGATGTTGACAAATGTAAGGACTTGTTCTATAGTAGAAAAAGATTGTACGATACTAACTTGTGTTAGTAGATATATAATCACACTACTTCATTTCGTGGAGTGTCTGCAGTTTTACCATTTGCGGTTAGTTCTAGCAGAGTGAGTGAGAAAACTAAAAGGTGCAAGGTCTTTTTGATGCTTTTTTGCCTCTACAAAATAAAAAGCATCAACTTTATATTATAAATAGTCTCATATTATGATTTTGTGGATACGACAATTTATACAACGCAACATACGAGGTAAATACAAATGAGTACATTCGAAAACTTAAAAAAGTCTAATGATAATCTTTCAAGACTTTTATCTGAAGTTGATAAAATCAACACTCCCAAAAACGATAGCAATAATTCATCACAAGATGATAGATTTTGGAGACCTGAGTTAGATAAATCTGGTAACGGTTATGCCGTGATTAGATTTCTTCCTGAGTCCGAAGGCGAAGAGTTGCCTTGGGTAAGAATATGGAATCATGGATTTCAAGGTCCTACTGGTAAGTGGTATATTGAAAATTCTCTTACTACTCTAAATCAGAAAGATCCTGTATCTGAATATAATTCTGTATTGTGGAACTCTGGTACTGAGGCAAATAAAGAGATTGCTAGAAAACAAAAGCGAAGACTTTCTTATATCGCTAATATTCTAGTAGTGTCTGATCCTAAGCACCCAGAGAATGAAGGTCAAGTCAAACTGTATAAGTTTGGTAAAAAAATCTTTGATAAGATTATGGATAAAATGAAACCACAATTTGAAGATGAGCAACCTACGAATCCTTTTGATCCGTGGAAAGGTTGTAACTTTAAATTGAAAGTTAGAAAAGTAGAAGGATTTACGAACTATGATAAATCAGAGTTTGATAGTTCTACTGCAATCTTTGAAGATGATGGTAAGATTGAGACACTTTGGAAGTCTCAGTACAAACTAGCACCGTTCTTAGATGCATCTAATTTTAAATCTTATGATGAACTAAAAGCGAAACTTGACTTAGTGCTAAATGTCTCAGCAAGTGCAACACCAACTGCACCTATGCAAGAGAGTGAGAGAACTATCTCTACCGTGTCGAGTCCTTCCGTAGCACCTGCATCTGTAGGTGAACATTCAACAGTAGTTGAGGAAGAAGACGATGAGGCAATGTCGTACTTTTCTAAACTAGCAAACGAATAAAGGCAAATCTTCAACGACTAGTCGTGCCTTGAGGTGTGATTTAAATACTACCTCGAAGAAGTGGACAACCAAAGGAGATAGAAAACATTACTTAGGCGTCTGCTATGCGGCATAAGTATTTTCGGAGAGGGGTTTCATACCCCTCTTTTTTTTACCTGATAGATAGTCTCTATTTTATAAATATCTATGTCAAAGAATAATAATAGGGACAACAATGAATTATACCAACGCAGTAATTACTTTTATTTTTGCGATGTTTCTGATGGGCGGCATTGCATTCGGCAATCCTGTAGTAACGGAATCAACTTCAAATTCTACAGTTAACACTACTGGTAAAACAGAGACTACAGTAAAGTCTCCACCACCTAGTGCTATATCACCATCAATCAATACATCTAATAGTGACCTCTGTACTGTTGGTTTTTCTGGCGCAGTTCAAACACAAGTATTAGGATTTTCAGGAGGGTCTGCAGTAAGAGACCTAAACTGTGA